ACTGCTTCTTTTATTAGTTTTTTAAAGATACTTGTTTTCATATTGATTATAAATATTTAATTAATCAGCTTTTAAATCATTAGTTTGTATATAAAATATAAGCTCATTGATTAGTATTTGATCTGAGGAGCTAAATGAGTATTCTCCTCGTAATAGTATAACACCTTGATCATTTTTAGCAACAGCTCTTTTTCGTTTAAGATTATTGGTAGTAGGTTCTGTTTCAACATCAAAATTAAACCCATTAATTTGAACATTTTGTTGTTGGGTTGAAGATTGTTGTTGGTTGTTTAATTCTAATAAAGTAGTATTTATTTCTGCTAATTCAACTTCATTATCCCCAACACAATTTTGGATTTGAAGATCTAAAGAATTCAATAAATCTATAATTTGTTGTAATCTTTCTGCTAAAGAAGATAAGCTTAAAACTAAACCTGAAGTTAAACCGGAAAATTTTGCTATACCAGGTGTAAGTAAAAAGTTTTTAGTATCCTGTATTAATGGGGCAAGTGAGGGGGTACCTGGGGGTAAAGTAGGGAGAGGTAATGTTTTTAAAACAGAAAATAAATCTTCAAATATGTTTGTTATATTTTCTAATCCTTCAATAGAATTTAGAGTATTTGTTGTAGTTGTATATATATTGTTTAACTGGGTTGTTAATTTATTTCTTTTTTCAACTATAATATTTAATATTGAAGGTGGTGGGCAGAATGTACCTTGTGAGGGGTTTGGATTTTCTAAAGGGTTATTTATCCCAAATTGAGATAATAAATCAAGTACTACAGGTAAAGATATACGAGTTATAGTATCTGATAAGTTATTTATACGAGATATAGCTAAAGTATCAACTGAAGGGTTTAGTTTTGATTTTAGAGAATCAGCATTTATTTTTTCTAATTCTTTTTGTTGTTGGATTTTATTATCTGTTATGGTTTTTAACTCTATTACACCTATATCTTCTTTAACTTTATTTGTTAAAGTAGTAACACGTTTGGTTTTATTATTGTATCCACTTAAACTGAAAGTTAGTATTAAAGGAGATTCTTCATCCCAGTCTCCATTTATAGAAAATTCCCCTTTTGAATTTGTAAAAACAATATTTACACCATCCCCAACTTGTACTCCTTTAAGTGCCTGTTGAGACATATCAACCACTATACCTTTAGTTGTATATTCCATTTATATTGTTTTACTTACTTTAGATTTTAAAGTGGGTAATTGGGTTTGCAATTCATTTAAAACTGAAAGGGCATTTGCAGCAGCGTTATTCATAGGAGCATTAGGAACAGGGACTCCTTCAGGGTATATTTGGTCTGTTAATAAAACATTACAAATTGAGGTAAGTTGTGTGATTAAACGGGATAATAAATCTTCTGTTTTATTTCCCAATAAGATAGGTTCAGTTGCATTCTCATTACCCAGTTTAACATTTTGAGCATCTATATAAAGATTACGTGATTTTACATTCACATATTCTTCAGTAGATAAATTTATACCTTTTTTAGATCCTATTAAAATACTATCATTTTTAGCATTTAATACAATTCTATCAGTATTAGCAAAAATTTGAGGACCTACATAATTATTTAAGGTTATTGCCCTACCCAAAGTACTAAAAGGAGTAAATCTATTTATAATATTATCATCTATTGGAAGCTTTTGAGTTGAAGTTAAATAAATAGAAGATAAATCTTGGTTTATATCTTCTGTAATAGGAATCCACCCTTCCTCAGATGAATTTGTTGGTTGACCATTTCTTAAGATTACAATAGGATCTCCATTTTCACCTGTTTCTGACCAATTGTTCTTATATTCACTATTAGATTTAGCAGTTGACCCAAATCTTAAACTATTCCCCCATCTACCTTCATGTATAACATCTCCTGTAAATGGAAGAAGAGGATGGATATTTGATTTTTCAATAAAGGTATTTTGGCTAGGGTTTGATGGACTATTCAAATCTATTTCTGTAGAACCATCTGTTACTCTTCTAACCAATCCACCTTCAGTTTGTTGATAGTCTAACTGTTGTGATGGAGGAAGATTGTTATTTCGTGGATTTGGAAGAGCATTATGATGAGGACTATTCCAAACATTATAAGATGGTAAATAATAATAATCTTCTCTTAAAGTAAGAGCATCTGTAGGGATAGGGAGGAGAAATAATTGGACTACCTCATTTATTATAGGTAAACTCTTAGATTGTGGTGAGTATGGTTTTGCTACCTTTTCAATTCCAGGATTAGATTTATCAAAAACTTCAACAATGATAGTACCTAAACCATTCCATTGTCCAAAATCATCAAATCTAGGATGATTTTCATCTAAAACAATATCCTTAACTCTACCAAAAATAGTAGTTTTTATCTTAGATGAGGAAGGGGTTGAATTAGATTGAAGATTTCTAACAGCCCCTGTTAAACCAACTCGATTTATCATTGTAATTTTTTAGGAGTTTTTGAATTAAAATTTTCTATTTCCTTAAATAATTGAGTTTTTTCTTCTTCCGATAAGCCAAAATCTTCTTCTGATTCTTTTCCTGTATTAAGGGCTCTTTGGATAATTGTAGCCATTTTAATAAGCTGCTCATCATTTTTTAACCCTAACTCCATATATTCCTTTATTAAAGGTACTATAAGAGTAGCATCACCTATATCTGTAATTAAAGGTTTTAATTCTTGAATAAGAGCAGTAATTTGTTCTTCTTTTTTCTTTTGGTTAGAATATATTTCTTCTAAAAGTGTAGAGAATTTCTTCTTCCCAAATATTTTTTTATCTAGATTACTCATAAAGACATGTTTGGTTATAAATATAGCCTTTATAATTCTTCAAAATTTACATAACCATTTTCTAAATAAAACACATACTTTTCCTTAAAAATTTCAGAAAGTTCATTAGATATTTTAGTGATTTTTTGAGTTTTAAAATCACCCTGTTCTCTTAAATATATGTAAAGGGCTTTTTTATTAAAAACCTCTATATATTCTCTTTTTCTAAACAATTCTAAAACAGCATCAGCTACTTGAGCATCTTTAGTTTTAGGAAAAAAGTTATAAATATTAACATCTACATAATCCACAAAATCATCAATAAAATTTGAAAATTGATCTTGGGAGGGAGATGAAGAATCTAATCCATATGAAAAATCTAATGAATGGTGAAGATCTTCAATCGGTGAGGAATTAACTTTTTTATTATAATTTTTATTGTTATAATTTATTAACCACCGTTTTACAATAGTACCAAAATATGAATATGCTTTAGGTGGGGTTAATTTCTTTAAACTAGAATAACATTCTTTACTTACTTTATTTTCATATTTCTCAATAAAATCTCTTATTTTTTGAAGTGTGATTTTATCTGCATTGTTTGTATATTCTAGGAAAGTACCTCGTTTAAAAAAACCAAATTCATCACAATATTTAGTACTAGTTTTCATCTTTTCAATGAACCCATCTTTACTAAGAGGATTATATTCTTCTTCCTCATCTAATTCTTTACTATATTTTTCTAAATAAGCCTCATAATCTCCATTACCAAACTTTTTATTAATAATCTTAAATAATCTATCATCTATACTTTTACTATGATGATATAGATGCATTTTTTCCAATAAAAAAACTATAATTTCATGTTGAAGATGTTCTAAGTCCTCAACATCAGTATTATAGAATTTAAAGGTATGGATAATATTCTGGGTGAGTTTAAAGAATGGGTAATGGATGCTTTTGGAATAAATTTTACTTCTTTGATTAGAACTTTCAGTTTTATTATACAATAAAATAGCATCTTCAGTTTCTTGAGTAAAGTAATTTCTATTCTGTTTAGATTTAGGGGGCATAAAAATAAAATTATTTTTCAAGATTTTTTATCTTGAATTCATTTAATATATTTTGGATGTTTTTAATCTCCTCAAAAAAGAAACCTATTTCATCATCTGCCTTAAATGATCCTTTATGATCTATTTCTTCAAGTTTTTTATCTGTAAACTCAATTATTTGAGAGAGTTTATCCAAATATTGAAGATACCCTACTAGGATATCTTCTTGTTTTTCATTTTTTCTTAAAAGATTAATAGTTGTGAATCCGAGACTCACAACTAAAACACCTAAAACACATATTAAAATTATCATATCTTATCTAGTAAATTTTTAAGTCCATCACTTTGAATGCTTTTTAATGCTTTGTCTTTTGTGGGGACTTTTTTTGTTGTATTATCTAATATAAAATTCTTTTTTCTACTAGACACGGATTTTTCTTCCTCTTTTAATTTAGGTAACCATTCACGTTCAAACTCAATACGAGCAGCCATCAAATCCGCCTGATGAAGAATGAAAGGTAATGATGTTCTTGGTTTTTGTTCTGGCATATAGGCAAATAAATATTTTTTATTAGCTTCATCATATAAACCATCATGGGTCTGGATAGCTAGCATCTCATTAAATGTGTATTGGATACCATGAGATTGAAGCATAAACAAACCTCTATCTGGGACTGAAGCAAAGGGGACTTTAGTGTTAAACATATAATCTTCACCTAGTTTTTCACGTCTCCATTTATCTGTCTGAGGGATATATGATTCATTTTCTTCGTCACCCATTTTACCTAAATCATGGTTAATGGCAGAGAATACAAGTTCTTCTTTTGTAAACGTAGTCATATCTGCCCCTTCCTCAGCCCATAAATCCATTTGTTTAAGAGCACAACGTACAACACGATTTACATGCTCAACATACCCCCCTGGGAAGGCATTATGGTATTCTTTTTTATGAGCAGCAGGCATTAAGATAATTCTCTCCTGAAATTTGTCATAGAATTGGAGTAATTTACTTTTTCTTTCCCCTGTGATATATTTTTCAATATTGTCCTCAAATTCCTCCCAATTAGTCTGGATTTGTTCTGCTGTTAGTGTCATAACTTATTTTT